ATCGTTGGCGACGACGTGGGGATTCATCCCCGACTCGACCTTGGCGATAGCGTGACCGAGGTCACGCCTGCGGTTCAGGTCGTCCGTCCCTTCCATTTCCGCCAGCGCCTTGGTCACGACGTCGTTGGGGGTCAACGACTTGGACAGATCCGTGTCGGCGGGGGCGGGGAGGACCTCTCCGACGATCGCCTTGGGGGCGTTGGGGGCGGCCAGCTCGTCCTTGACGGCGGCCAGGGACTTCTTCAGGTCCCCGTCGGAGGCCTCGATGGCCTTCTGAAGGAGTTGGTTCGACTCCGCCAGGGCCAGGAACCCCTTGGAGAGGGCGTCGAGGCGGTCGAAGATGGCGTTCTGCGCCGCTTCCCTGGCGGCGATGTGCGCCTGGGACTGCGCCAGGATGCGGTCCGCTCCCTGAGACACGGCCTTCACGAGGTCACCGTCGTCGGCGTCCTCGACGCTGATGCTGGTGTCGAGATCTGCATCCACGCTCTCGGGACGGCTCTTCTCGAAGATGTCCTTGATCTCGCCCATGGCCTTGGTCAGGGCGTCCACGTCCACGGACTCTTCCGTGTCCGGGGCGCCGTCGTAGGACCCCTTGGCGATCTCTGTGGCCGTCTCCGGGGTCATCCCCGCCTCGATCAGCTTGTCAAACAGCTCCTGGTTCATCTTCCTCTCCTTGGTTCAAATATCACGACATACCAAAACATTCCCTACCCAACGACCCTGGCGATCTCCTTGGCGATCCGGATGGCCTTGTCGTAAGGCACGTAGGGAAACGTGTTTGTCAACAGCGTTGCAAGTTCCGGTATACCCATGCGCCGCTCTTCCATAGCATACCGCGCAAAAGTAGCAACGGAAGGGGTGTCCTCTAAACTTTGAGGCACCAAGGGAGAAAGAGGTGCTCCAGCCGCTGGAACGGCGGGATGCTGATAGCCCATGGTGCCGCCGTCCAACGACTTGGCCAACACCTCCAGGCGTGCATCCGGGTTGACGGGGTGAGCGGTCACGGCCACGTTCAAGACCCGTGCCCTACGCACTTCCTTGCCGAAACGCTCCTGGACCTGCCCCTCCACGGAGAACCCCAGTCGCCTTTCGTTCCCTGCCTTCTCCATGGCCTGTGCGTTCTTGTAGATGTCCCTGGCCCTGTCGTTGTGGAGATAGAGCACACCCTCCAACTTGGTGGCGGGCTTCCCCTTGCAAACGGTGGGGGTCACACTCTCCGGATGTCCCAGGACGTTCTCCGGCCCCTTGGCGTGCTCGTAGTTCAGCCAGCCGTACTGGAGGAAGTAGGACCAATCGAGGCCCTTCTGGAAGAGGGTCTCCCCCTGGAAGTCCCTGGTCTCGGCACTGATGACGCCACCGATCCGCCCGACCATCACCTCCTCGTCCCCCCCGTTGGGGCTGTGACGGGTCCGGCCCTCGGCCTTCTCGATGGTCTCGAAAGGGGTCCACAAGCTGAAGAGGTTCTTGTTCATCGTCTCATCTCCAAAACGCCTTCTGCGTTGACGACCATCCCCGGGGGGACGGCCATGGTATCGCAACGACAATTAGGATGCAGCGGCCAGACCGTAGGAAGCCATTCCTCTGGTTTCTTCCCGACGTTGGTCCCGTTGGCCAACAACTCCGCCGCAGCGAAGACGGCGGGTCTGCCCTCCCCGTCACGGAAAAGGCGGAGGCAGTGTCTACAAGCGTTGGTCTCCGTCACCCGGGCGATGTAGGCGTCATCCCCCCAGTCCTCGATGGCCTCCAGGAAGACGCCCTCGTTGTACGCCCCCTGCAACTCCGTGCGGGCGATCCGGTCCCAGTTGTGGGAATACTTCCCGGTCAACCGTGCCAGCTCCAGGGCCAACTCGCCATAGTCCCGGTGCGTGGCCAACGCCTGCGCCACAGCGTCCCGGATGATCTGGACTCGCTCATCCCGGAGGACCGGGTCCGCCTCCTCCTGGATGTCCTGGTCTCCCCAGACCTCCTCCAACATTGCCCCTGTCTCCGCAGATAGTGTGTTACCTAGTCCCCGTGCGTATTCCCCGGCCCTCTCCAAGGCCTCCTGGTACGCCGCTGCGATGGGGGTGGTCATCCAATCCGGGGTGGGGATGTCCTCTCGGAGGACGCTGGGGGGTTGCTCCGTAGAGGGCGCCTCCGGTGTCTCCACCTGGATCCCTTCCTTCGGGAGCACTACCGGGGCCTCCGGCTCCTCCTCGATGGACTGGTCCACCCGGACCTTCCACTGGTCAAGGGACCACTCCCTCATCCTCTGGCGGTCCTTGAAGGGGGACTTCTCGACGACCTTGGAGACCCTGTACATGAAGGAGAGCGGGTCCAGTGTGTTCTCCATCCCGGGGAGGATTACACCTCCCAAGTCTGCCGGGTCCAATACCCCGGCCTCCAGAAGCTCTTGGACTCGCTCCGGAGAGATCCCGGAGGCGGCCTGCCCGTAGGTCTGCACCAAAAAGGCCTCGTGGTGCATCTGGACCAACTTCTCCCAGGCGTTCTTTAGAATCGCCGCCTTCACGGTGTCAGGCCCTCCTCCAGAATCTTGGTGGTGGCGTCCGCCAACGCCTTGGACAAGCGGTCCATGCGCTTCTGGTACAAGTCCGTCATCCGGTCCGCCAGCTCGTCAACTACCTCCATCTCCCCGCCCCTTGGGAACGCCTTGGCGAGGAGGTCCTCCTGGAGGAGACCTGTCTCGTTCTCCAAGGCGGCCATTACGCCACTCTGCGCCTTTCGGACCAAGTCCTCCTGGGACGTGACCCCGAATTCCCCGGGGGTGCTCTCTTGAAGGATGATTTTCATCCGTCGGACTCCCTTGCCTTTGCTGCCCTCTGAATCAACTCCTCCTTGGTCATCACACCGCCGCCCGGTGCCGGAGCCTCCTTCTTCAACCCCGCCAAAATCCGCTTGGCGGAGTAGCGGGCGTTCTCTGTCCGCTGCCGCTGCCAGACGCTGTTACGACGACTCCAGCGCCAGCCCTCACTCTTCAGCTTGCTCCGGATCTCCTCGCTGGGGATCTTGTCGAAGTCGAGCTGGACCCGGTTATCTTCGGCGTTGTCGATGATGGTGACGCCCTCGTCCTCCGCCGTCTCCGTGGTGGGCCGGGCCTGCTCCTTCTTCACCGCAGCAATGCGCTCCCGTACCCTCTTCATGTTGGCGTTGTTGTTGGTCAGGAGGTAGCTTTCAAAGCCAATCTGCGCCCCTGGATATGGAGGCTCCATCAACTGGCGGAAGAGTGCCTCACTGACCCCGATGGCCGCCAACTGCTTGACCTTCTCCTCCTCGGAGAGTTTCTTGCTGCGGATGATCTTGTTGACCGCCTTGTAACTCTTTTGGTCCTTCTCCATCTTGGCGAGCTTCGTCTCCAGCTCCGCCACTGCGTCGGAGCGGTCGGAGCTGATACTCCGGGGATTCAAGGTGTTCTGAATCTTCTTCATCCGCTGCTCGACGTAAGCCAGCATCTCCATCATTTTCTTGTCGGCTGCGTCGCCCCTCTTCCTCTGTTGCGCTACGGGGAAGTTCGACGGCCCCGTGATCATGGTCGACATGACCCGGGACTTCGATGCCAACATGGACATGAACCTCTGACGGATCCCCTTGGCGGCGTCCTCCACGAGCGCCTTGGCCTGGGATATCTTCTCTGGGTCGTTCCCGGCAGCCTTCAAGGCCAATGCTGCCACCTTGTCGACCGTGGCCACGTAGTCGGCCCGGTCCTGCACCGCCCGGCGCTCCGGACTAAACGACGTTCCGGAGCTGGCCGTCACAGCCAAACTCATCGGAATATCGTCCGCAGACACGACGACCCCGAGTTTGGCGGCGGAGGGTGCGTCTGACTCTTCGGGCTCGGGGGTGGGTGCTGGTGCTGGTGCAGGTACCTCTTCAACGACGGCATCCCGGAGACCCTGTACCACCCGCTCCTGTACTTCTTTGATCTGATCGGTGGTGAGATGTAGATGGCTCTCGTCGATGTTCTGCCCGATCCCAGGACGAAGCATCTCCAACGGGTCCTCTTCCTCCAGGTACTCCGATGCGTACTCTTTGAAATCGTCCGTCGTGGCCGCCACAAGGGCGTCGATGTCCGACACCTCTGGTATCTGTTTCAGGCTGAAATGCTCGATGTCTTCAGCGGACAAGGGGGCGTCGTAGGTGACTGTCCCATGGTGGAACGTGGGATGCTTCCCGAACTCCTCGAAACCAGCAGGGACCGTGGCCGTCGAGACCGGCCGCAAGGTGAGGGCATAGGTGTACTTCCGCCCGGCGGCGGAGGGGGCGTCTGCCTCTTCGGGTGCTGGCTTGGGCTCGGACTCCGGCTCAATCACAGCCTGTGGCTCTGCCTTCCATCCCTGCTCTATTGCATAAGCCATACCTGGGGCCACGTTGCGTTGTTCCGGTCCTACTTGAGCGCCACCCTCTGAGAAGAAACGCACCGTCTGTCCTTTTCGGTGCATGTACACCTTGTCTCCGGCGGGGGTCAGAAAAGGCACTCCATATTGACTTCCCCAGTCGTCTTTTGTAGGAGCCTTCTCCCCCTCTGGCATAGTCTCGAAATTGTCCTCAGACACCTTCACCGGCTCGGGCTCCTTCTCCACCATCCCCCCGAGGAGGCCCGTCATGGTCATCGGTGCCTTCTTCTCCGCAGCAGCCGCCTCTGCCTTCTCCTCCACGGCCGTCAGGGACATGGCCTCGTTGAAGACCTGCGCCGGGGTCTTCACGTCTCCGATGACTTTCCCCTGGCCCTCCGGGTTGTGCGACGCCTGCCGGGCGTAGTTCTGGAAGACCTTGGCCAACTGGTTGACGCCCGGCCTCCGGATCAAGACCTCCAGGAGCTGAAGAGCCCGCTGGTTCTCCAGGATGGGATGGTCCTCTGCAATCCCCGGGAGTTTCCGGAAGACGTTCCGCAACTCCCGGAAAGCCACAGGAGTCATGCTGGAACTCGGGGCCTTGAACGTCCCCTCGTCCACCTTGTCCTGGATCTCATTCAAGGCGGAGACCGCCATGGTAAGATCGTCGGAGAGGTCGTACCCCGGGCCGAAGCGCTGCGCCCGGACCATGTAGGGGACCGACCGGGCGAGATTCTCCACCAACTTGTGGCGGGCGTGGGAAAGCACGTCCGTGTCCCCGATCATCCGCCCGACAAGGACCCTGGCCACAAGCGTTTTTCCGTCTGCGTTCAGAGTGCCCTTCCCCCGGACCATGTACTGGTTCCTGTTACGATCGTCGATGATTCCGTTCTTGCTCAGAGCGTCGATGAAAGGACGAGAACGGGACGCACTCAGGTAGGAGGAAAGGGTGTCCTCCGCCTGCATCGTGGCTGCCAACGTATCCAACGTCGCCTTGTCCAGACGTCTCCCAAGGGCAACCTGCATTGTTCTGGGGTCCATCCCCTGCGTGAAGCTCTCGTTCATGGCCCGGACCATCCGCTGGAAACCTGTTTGAGAATCATCCTCCAGCGCTACGACCCGGACGAGGACCGGGTTCTTCATGGCGGCGACGTCCTCCGACGTAAGCCCTACTTCGTGAGAATGGTCCGCCATGTACTTCTTCAGGCGCTCCGCCACGTCGGGGTGGTCCTGGTAGGCCATCTGCATGGACATGACCCTGCTATTCCCTCCCAGAACTACACCCGCCTCCGTCACAATAGGAGGCCCGTTGACCGCATCCGGATTCGTGTTGACCACGAAGGAGGGCAGAAGTCCCTGCGCATTCCTCCGGACCTTGTATTGCTCGTTGGGGTCCTCGTGGTAAACTCGCTCCTGGACCCCCTCCGGGTAGCTGGCGTTCTTCTTGAACCCCGCCGTGGGATCGTGGGAGGCTATGACATCGGAGGCTTCCATCAACTTGTACTGCGCCTGCATCGCCTGGGGGCGGCCCTCCGCCCCGGCGTAGAAGAAGGAGGAGACGGCCCCCTCCGCCTTCGGGGCAGTCCGGGGGGCCAAGGAGGGGACCTCCATCAGGGTCTCCCGGACGGGCTCCACGGCCCTGTCCTGGATGCCCGGCCACGCCTGCTTCAACATCTGGAGTTGGTGGGCGTTGGTAGCTGCCAGGGCCTGCGCCAGGACCGCCGCCACCTCCGCCGTCGCTCCGGTCTTGCCTCGTGCGACCTTGATCAGGGACTGGAGCTTGATGATCTCCCGCTCCGCCGCCTTGGCCACGTCTGCGATTTTCGCTGCGAAGGTGCTGTCCTTCCCTCGTGGCTTCCGCAGCTCCAGGGCGGCGGCGACGTGCTTCAACTCGGTCTTCTCACCACCTGCCAGATTCTCAGCGGCGGACAGGATCTGGCGGTGCTCCTTGACCAGCTCCGCTCCTTCCTTGGTCATGGTGTTCCCGATGACCAACGCACGAGCCTCCGGGTCCCAGCCCCTCCTCTCCAAGGATTGCTCGATGACCCTCTTCGCCCGGAACGGGTTCACGCCCGCCCGCTGGAACGCCGCCTGGAGCTTCTCGTAAACCTCGGGGACTCTCTTCCGTAGGTCTTCCATCCGGGCGGCCTCTGTGCTCCCCTTCAAGTCCTCCAAGAGCTTCTTGGGAACCAAGCGGAGAACGGCGTTGACCGTCTGCCGTGCCCTCTTTTCAGCGTGGGCGTAGAAGTTCTCCCCGTAGTGCCGGGCCATGATGCCCGTCCACTCGTCCGGTGTAACCTTTCTCTCGCCGTCGTCCAACCGGAGAGTAATATCACCGTTTTCGTCCACGATCAGGATCTTGACGGTGTAGTCCCCCAGGCGGACCTCCTCTCCTTCCTTGACGTCCCTGGCGGCGGCGCTGTCCCTGTAGTAGTACCTGTAGGCCTTCTTGCCCTTGGCGTTGATGTAGGGCACACGCCGAATGTACTTCCCCCCAACTGCCCCACCCTTGAAGAACATCTTCTCCAAGTAGACCTGTGAGGCCGTGTCCAGGATCTCCTCTCCGTGCATCTGGTCCACGACGTCGAGGTAGAGCATGGCCTTCTTGGCTTCGTCCTTTGCCGGGGGGTCTTTTTTCTTCTCCTCTTTCTTCTCCTCTTGTCTCTCCTCCGACTCTGGCTCTGGCTCTTCCTTCTTCTCTTCGGGCTTGGCCTTCTCCTCCGGGGTCTCCTCCGGCTTCTTCTCCCCTTCCGGCTTGACCTCCGGCTTCTTCTCCTCGGGCACGGGCGCAGGCTTGACCTCGGGTGCTTCCTTGCCTGCCTTCTCCTCCGGCTTTCCAGCCGCCTTCGCCTGCAACTGCATCTTCCAATGCGGATTCTTCCCCGGGGTCAATCCCTGGATGAAACCCCAGAGGGCCATCTTCATCGCCCCGACCTTCTTGGAGTCCCCGCCCGTCTGCTTCTTGATGAAGGCGGCGGTGTTGGTGGTCTTCCCCTTCTCCTCCCCGTCCTGTGCAACCCAGGTGCCGCCCTTCTTCTGGTGTGTGACCCCGTTGGTGTCCGTGACCTTCCAGCCCTCTGGGAGTTTGTCCAGAGCCCCGGTCAAGGCCTCGTGGTTCTTGGCGTCGTCAGTCTCGGTTGGGGCGGAGGTCTTCTTCTCCTCCCCGCCCTTGTCGTAGACCCACTTGTCTCCGACTTTCTTACGACGACCTCCACGGGGGCCCTGCTCCCAACCGCCCCCCGACGGCTGTGGAGCCCCCGCCGACTTCTGTAAGTCCCAGATAGTTCCTCGGAGAATCTCCATGTCCACCAAGGTCGCCATCCCGCCCTTGCTCAGGGAGGCGTCGGTGACATAGGCCCAAGACAGCTTCCCTGTCTCCGGGTCAGTGACCAACCGGCGGCCCTTGGTTACCCCGCTTCGCTCTCTGGCCTTCATCAAGGTCTGCGTCAGGTTGTCCACCATGTCAGTCAACCTCCACGGTGATGCTCTTGATCCCGCCGCCCTTCTTCAGGCCGCCCTTCTCCACTGACTTCTCCGGCGCTCCGAAGTCGAAGGCGGAGTCGTCGAAGAGCTTGGTCACGTTGAAGTCGTCCTCGCCGGGAGTCTCTTCGTCGGGAGGTGCTTCCTCTTCGCCAGGGGCGGCCTCTTCCCCGCCCTCTTCTGCTTCCGCTTCCTGCTGCTGCATCATGCTGGCGGTGTTCATGTAGGAGGCGTTCATGATCATCTCGCCCATGGGACCCCGAATAGGCTCCTGGTCGTACATGGCCCGGACCTCATTGATGGTCCGGAAATACTGCACGGCCTTGGTGTCGAGGTCCAACTTGTCCTTCTCGGTCTTCGCGTCGAAGCCGCAGAACTGGAAGACGAAGTCGTCGTCGATCTGGCTCTGGACGAGGTTAAACCAGGACTCCACTGACCTCATAAGAGGCCGCAGTCCCCGCTCCCTGGAGTAGGTTACCTTGTCCACGGTGCCCGTCGAATTCAGGGTGTTGCTCTGCCCTTCATTCCCGAACTGGTAACCCAACTCCGCCGGGTCCATCTGGTAGACCATCGTGGCCTGTCGCAAGAGGAAGGAGATCCATTTATCGTACTCCATCTCCCGGTTGTTGTTGGACATGGCGATGTTCTGAAGCTCTTCCTTGTTTTCCGGGTCGAGCTGGATAATCGGCGTCTTGTGGGCGTTCGATGCCCCCGACAACATGGAGTAGAACTCCCGCCGGAAGGCCCGGAAGAGCTGTGCGTTCATCTTGCTTTTGATGGCCAAGATCCCGGCGGCGTGCATCCCATGCTTGAAGTTTGCAGCGTTGTACTGCTCTGCGTTCAACAAGTTGGAGATGACACGGACCAACTCCTCCAACTCCGGGTAGCCGTAGCCGTTGACCCTTATCCAGGTCCGGGGGCGTCGGATACCGAAGACCATCTCCTCGGGGGTGAACTTGGCCACGGTCTTGGAGTCGAGGAGCTGGACGTACCCAGTCTTACCCCAACTCCTCCGCCCGGCCTCTTTCTCCGTCTCTAGGAGGGGGGCTCTTCGTATCGTGGAGCCGTCCACGGCCACGAGGCCCGCTACTTTCCCACCCCGTGTCTTCACGATCTCGAAACAGGCCTGATCGAAGATCAAGGAGTCCCGCATGATCTTCCGGACGAAGACCTCCAGGCGGTCGTCGTAGGACAACCTCGGGTCCCCGCAGGTCGACCACCACTGTGTATACTCTTGGATCTGCTTTGTGGCCGCTCTCGATGGTGACTTTGTACTCTCCCGGAGAGCTATCTTGTATCCCAGGGAGTAGGGGTCTTTTTGCGGGAGACAGAACTCCGCTATTTGATTGATCCTGGTGTGGAGGATGGCGGAGATCAAGGGCACCCTGGCCATTTGACGCAGGACATTGTACTCCAGCCCTATCGTCCCCTGATGATGCGGCGTTCCCATCCCCATGTCGGCCAAGGACGTGTGGGCGCTTTCCATGTCCAAGTCGTAGGCCGACGGCGTGGGGGTCTCCTGGGGCCCTGCGATGCCCTTCCCGCCCTTTATGAGATCGACGGGGATGTCTCTGTGCAAAAGGTTGTCCAACCAACGCATCAGGTTTTCCTCCGCTCCAGGTGTCCTCTGACGAGGTCGGACAGGGTCCCGGTCTTGGTCTCGCTTTTGGTCTCACTTCGCTGTTGCTTCAAGATGTCCTCGTAGACGTCCTGGATGTCCCCCAAAAGCGCCTTCCGTAAGGCGCTTTCCTCGCCTGGGCTAACACCGGAGATCAAGACGTTGGCCCGATCCATCAAGGTGTCCGCCCGGTCACTGTCAACCCCGAACTGCCCGACACTCTTCAAGAGCATCCGGGCCATGTCCAAGAGCCGGGCGTCGTCCTTGCGGTCGATTTTCATGGAGGCTCCTACCCTTTGCCCTTGATGAGATCGGTGAAGAAGGAGGCGGCCTTCTTGGTCTTGGGGAAAATCTGGGCCATGCCCTTGTCGTGGTTCACCAACATCCAATTGGAGAGGACTCGGATCGCAGCGTCCATTGCCGGGGAATCCTTCGGGTCGTGGGGCTTCGCTTCCTTCGCCTTGATGGCCTCCTTCAATGCCCCGACTGCTTTGTAGTCCCAGGTCTCCGGATCAGCGGGGAGCTTCCCTTTGATGTGCTCGTTCTTGGCCGCCTGCTCCCGGATGTCCGCCTTGGCCTCGTCGTGTTTGGAGGACTCCTTTTTCTCGCCTGCAACAGCCTTGATGCGGGCAAGGAACTTGTTGGTCGTGTCCTCCATGCCCTTCTGCGCCGATGCCTTGGCTGCATCGGTCTTGGCGTCGGCCGCCTGATGGACGTAGCCCTGGAAGTCCCAATTCAGCGAAAACATGTTCTTGTCTGCGTGCATGTCACTGGAGGAGATCCCCGCTTCCTTGAGGGCTGCTTGAACCCTGGCTCGGAATGAGGCGGCGTCCACCTTCTTGACCGCCTCCGTATGCTTCTCCCTCGCCTTCCTCTTCGCCTCCATGCCGGGGGTCTCGCCCCTCTCCTCTTCCTTCCACGGAATCTTGTGCTCCGGGTCTGCCCACTTGCCTCCACGTTTCCCTATATACGGCCCGC